GCACGCATTGGGTGCACGGCGGTGTCTTGGCTTTCCTAATCTCCCTGATCGGGTTTTTGAGCTTCATCGTAGGCGCCTCGTTCCTCTTCGCTTGCTCATCGCTCCGCCTCCTCGATGCCAGCGAGCTTCTTGGCGCGGTCGAGCATGTGCACGCGCATGTTGTAATCGCATTCTTCGAGACGATGTTTCTCGCAATAATCGCGGCAGCCGAGATTCACGTCCTCTTCCAGCTTCTCCCAGCTGTCGGGCTTCAGTTCGCCCGCTCGCTCGTCCCACATGCGTATAGCCATCTCCTCGTCCGGAGCGATGCTTCCCCTGGCCTTGCAGCGTGCGCATACGACGGCGTGCTCGGCTTCCTTATAGCGCACGTTCCCGCTTCCGCAGAACGGGCACGGCTTCAGCTCGGTTGTTTTGGCGCTCATTCGCCCACCGCCTTCCTGATTCGCGCAGCCCAGTCGGTCACGCCGTCCACGTCGGCTGCGTCGCACTCGTCGGCTACCCTCAAAAGCTCGTCGAGGTCAACCTTCCTCTTCGGCATCAAGCCCCATCCGTATTCCGTGCCACTCTCCGTTTCGATTGCGTACGGCGTCAGTGCGCAATCGGCCAGTTCGACGATGTAACAGCTCATTTCACCACCCCCGCGAGGCATCCGGGGAACGTGCCCGTCAGGTCGATGCACGTGCCGTCATCGTCGACGGCGAAGCACTGGTAGCTGTCCTCGGTCATGGCCTCGACCTGCTTCAGCGCGTCCTCGCGCGTCTCGGCCTCGCCGATCTTGATGCCAGCCCTGTAGGCGCTCGCGTAGCTCTGGCAAAGCGAGCGCTCGTAGATCCCTATCATTCCTGGCCCGCCTTCCACTCGTTGACCAGCTCGTCGTACTCCTCTCGGAACTCTGGCTCGAAATAGGCGATGAACTCGCTCTTGGTCATGCCGCAGCGCAGGCTTGAGTAGCCGACGTGCTCGATGCACCAGTCAGAGAACGGAATGAGCTTGCCGCCGTCGTCCACGCTCGTGCGGTAGCCGCTGCCGTCGCGGTAGAGCTTACGGCGGCCCTCC